TAACTTATACAGGTAATGGTAGTAGTGGTGCAAATTTTGCACATGGTTTAGGTGTAGTGCCCGAATTAGTTATAATTAAGAATAGAGATACAACTAGATCTTGGTTTTTTGGACACCATAAAATAGGTTGGAATCACATAGCAGGGCATTTAAACTCAACAGACGATCAAGATGAAGATTCAGTTTATTGGAATAATACAGCACCTACTTCTACGGTTATAACTCTTGGAAATAATGAAGGGGGAAATGAAAGTGGCGATAAATTTGTAGCATATTGTTTTAAAGAAGTACAAGGTTACAGTAAATTTGGCACTTACGAGGGCAATGGTGCTGAACCAGCAGGTCCATTTATTTATACCGGTTTTAAGCCTGCTTTTATTTTAATACACGCTTATTCAGAATCAGGTCAAGCATGGTTTATAGGCGATAATAAAAGAGACCCAAATAATATGGCTATAAGAAAATTAGCCACAAATACTAATAGTATTGAATCAGCCGCTTCAGGTGATAATAACTGGGATTTTTTAAGTAATGGATTTAGAATTGTAACACAAGATGATGCTATGAATAAAGATGGTGTTAGTTATCTTTACATGGCATTTGCAGAAAGTCCATTTGTAACATCAAATGGTGGACCTAACAACGCGCAATAAGGAGAAAAAATTATGTGGGCATATGTAGAAGATGGAGTAATAAAACAGTTAAATGATCATCAAACAAGATTACAACCTAATCCTGGTGTTTATTTTCCTGCAAAATACGCTGATGAATGGACAAAAGAACAAAAAGAAGCTTATGGAGTTTATGAAGTAATAGATGATAAAACTAATTATAAAGATCCAAACTATTATATTAATGGTGCAGACACTATATCTTTTGGCAGTGGAAAAGTAACTCGTGTATGGGCGTCTGCTACAGCAAAAACTTTAGCTGATGTTAATTGGACACAAGCTGAAATTGATGCAGGACAAGCACCAGATGGAGCAGATACAAATACTTTAAGAAATAGGGGTTTAACTTATGAACATAAACAACTAATTAAAGATTCTGCATCAGGGCTTTTACAAAGTAGTGATTGGTATGTAATTCGTAAAGCTGATGCTGGCACAGCAGTGCCATCTAGTATAACTAATTACAGAGCGGCAGTGAGAACTAGAGCAGGTGAGATGGAAACCTTAATAGGAAACGCTGACACTGTAGATAAATTAAAAGCTTTATATAAATATACAGAACAAGAAGACAAAAGCATTACTAGACCTTTGGGGGAATGGCCTAAGTTAGAAGATTATTAATGAATCTTGCTAACCATTATTGGTTTTTTAAGTCAGCAATACCTCCTCGTATTTGTGATGAAATTATAAAATACGGTTTAAAGCAACAAGAACAAGTAGCTTTAACAGGAAAACAAGGTAATGTAGACTCTAAAGATTTATGTGAAAAAGACATAAAACAATTATATAAAAAAAGAAAATCTAATGTAGCTTGGATGAACGACAGATGGATTTATAAAGAAATTCAACCTTACATTAATATAGCAAATAAAAACGCTGGTTGGAATTTTGAATGGAACTGGTCGGAATCTTGTCAATTTACAAAATATGAAGGTTCAAAAAAACAACATTATGATTGGCATTGTGATTCAAATGCACTACCTTACGACAGACCAAATGATCCAAACACACATGGTAAAATTAGAAAACTATCCGCAACAATAAGTTTAGTAGATAGTTCAGAATATGAAGGTGGGGATTTTGAGTTTGATTTTAGAAATAATGATGATGGTTCTAATATGGCTCGTGTATGTAAAGAAATTGAACCTAAAGGTTCTGTAGTAGTTTTTCCTTCATTTGTGTGGCACCGAGTTAAACCAGTTACAGCGGGCACACGTTATTCACTTGTAATCTGGAATTTAGGATGGCCTTTTAAATGAAAACACATAAAATTATTAAAGAAGCAATACCAACAGAATTAGCTAATTTTATATATCAATATTTTTTAAATAAAAGAAAGGTAGCAAAACACCTATTTGATACTAGGTATATATCACCATTTACAGATTATTGGGGAGTGTGGAATGATGACCAAATACCAGAAACATATTCTATATATGGTGATATAGCCATGGAAACTTTACTAGAAAAAGTAAAGCCTATGATGGAAAAAGAAACAGGAATGAGTTTAATTGAAACATATTCCTATGCTAGAATATATAAAAAAGGTGATGAATTAAAAAGACACAAAGACAGGCCATCTTGTGAAACATCTTGCACAATGAATTTAGGCGGTGATGAATGGCCTATTTATTTAGAACCTTCTGGAGACAAAGGTAAAGAAGGGGTAAAAGTGTTGCTAAATCCCGGAGATATGTTAATATACCGCGGTTGCGATTTAGAACATTGGAGAGATCCTTTTGAAGGTGACAATTGTGGGCAGGTTTTTCTGCACTATAATGACCTAAATGGCGAATTCGCAGAACAGAATAAGTACGATGGAAGACCTTTCCTTGGCTTACCTGCATGGTTTAAAACTAATTAAATTTGGAGATATCGTGTTATTAGGACATACAACTTTTGCAGAACAAGCTTTTCAAGATGCACGTTTAGATGCTATACATAACAATTCTTTTGGGGTAACTCAAAGTGGATTAACTTTTAGCATAGGAACTGAAACAGTAACTGCCTCTGCAGGCGTTACAATTGAAGGAACAGATTTAGGTGCTACACTTAGTGTTGGTGATGAAACAGCATTTGGTGAATCATTTCAAAATTTAATTACATTTAGTGCTGGAAGTCTTGACTTTTTTATATGGAGTGCAACTGATGATAGTGAAACATCCACGTGGAAAAATGTAGAACCAGGATCAACTGATTAGGAGATATTATGGCTGATGATGCAAGTGTTTCAATAACCGTTACAATTTTACCTGATGAAATATCAAAAAGTATATCAGGATCTATGACAGTGTCACCTGATGATGCTAATGATAAATGGTATTATAAACTTACAGCAGTAACTACAACAAGTGCTGATTTAATTGCTGGTCGTTTTATTGATTATACAGCTGTTGATCAAGACACAGATATGACAGCAGTTAGTACAAGCGATAAAGTAAAATTTTTATTTATTAAAAACACAAGTTCTGCAGATGGAATTGTAATATCAATTGATGGTGGCACTGCAGCAAATGATTTAGCAGACGGAATATTTATAGGTCCTAGTGAATCATGGTTTGCAAGATTACCACAAGTGACAGTTGGAAATATACATGCTATATCATCTGATATAGGTGATGCAGGTGATGCAACAGCAAATTGCATTGTAGCAGCTTTAATAGATGACGTGTAAGGAGGATAGATGGCATCAACATATACAAGCAGTTTAAATTTAGAACTTCAAGCAACAGGAGAAAATTCAGGTTCATGGGGTACTAAAACAAATAACAATATACAAAAATTAGAATCAGCAATTAAAGGATATGTATCAGTAGCTATTGCTAGCACATCTGATTCATTGACTGCATCTGATGGTGGCACTGGTGATGAACAAAGTAATGCTATAATTAAATTAACAGGAACGTTAAGTGGTAATACAACCATGCAATGTGAAGCGGTAGAATCTTGGTACATTATTGACAATGCAACAAGCATGAGCTCTTATACATTAGGATTTAAACCTGCTGGTGGAACAGCGGCAAATTTAGTATCAGGATCAAAACATTTAATGTACACGGACGGTACTACTATGTTCGATGTTTTAGCTGATTGTGGAAACATATCAGCAAATGGAACACTAACTGTTTCAGGAAATGTAGAGTTTGATGGTGGAAGTTTTATATTTAACCAATCGTCAGCAGATGTTGATTTTAGAATTGAATCTAATGGTAATGCTAACGCATTCTTTGTGGACGCAGGAAATGATCGTATAGGAATATTTAATGCCAGCCCTTCAGTTCCTTTAGATGTAACAGGTGCAGCAAAAATATCTGGTGCTGTTGATTTAGATGGAGGAGGATTTACATGGAATGATAGTTCTGCTTCTTTAGATTTTAGATGCGAAACAAATGGTTTAGATGATGCTTTTTTTATTGACGGTTCTGCTGATAAAGTTGGTTTTGGTTGTCAAGATCCATCAGACGCAATGGTAGAAATAAATCAATCTAATTCTTCTGGTGCAATTGCTTGTTTATCTTTAGACCAAGACGATACAGATCAAGAGTTTATTAAATTTGATGGCACAAGTTCATCAGATCAATCATCAAGCATAACAACAGATACAAGTGTAGGATCATTAACAGGGCATGTTCGTGTTAATGTAAATGGAACAGATTACTGGATACCATTCTATGCCACTAACTAAACTACAAATTGCCCCAGGTATAGATAAACAAAATACCGAGTACGGTGCAGAAGGCAAATGGGTTGATGGAGATAATGTTCGTTTTCGTTATGGACAACCAGAAAAAATAGGTGGTTGGACAAAAGTAACAAGTGATGCCTTACTTGGTGCAACACGTGCAATTCTTACATATTCAGATCTAAAAGGTGTTAATTACGCCATATACGGTACTAATAAAAAAGTGTATGCTTATTCAGATAGCGAATACGCTGATATTACACCAACACGTGCTACAGGCACAGGTAACATAACACAATTTGAAACGACAGATGAATCAACAACAGTCATTGTAACGGATGCAGATCACGGTGCATTAGTAGGAGATTTTGTTACTATTGCCAGTGTTAGTGGTGCAGTAGGAGGTATATCTGCTGCTAATTTACAAGGTGAATTTGAAATACAAACAGTTCCTAGCGCTAATACATATACAATAGTTGCAGGTGGAGCAGCTACCTCGTCAACAACAGGTGCCACAGCAAATGCAACCTATCAAATTAACACAGGACAACCAACATCTATATATGGATATGGATGGGGTGCTGGTACGTGGAATGCATCTACATGGGATACATCACGTGAAGGCTTAACTGGTGCTGAAGGTGTTTTACTTCAGTCTTCTAAATGGACATTTGATAACTGGGGAGAAGATGTGCTGGCACAAAAATTTGACGGCAGTATATATTATTGGGATACATCAGCAGGTTTATCTAGTAATCTAGCATCACGAACAAATGTTTCTGGTGCACCAACTAAATCAAAATTTATGTTGGTTTCTGGTGATGATAGACACGTTATTTGTTTTGGTACAGAAACAACAATAGGAACAACATCTACACAAGACAATATGTTTATACGTTGGTCAGATCAAGAATCAACTACCACATGGACACCCACTGCAACAAATACTGCAGGATCACAAAGATTAACAGATGGTAATCAAATTAATACTGCTGTGCGATCAAGAGGTGCAATATTAATTTATACAGATACAGCCTTGTATCAAATGCAATTTATAGGACCACCATTTACTTTTGGATTTAAACAACTTGGTTCTAATTGTGGTGCCGTAGGAATTAATTCTGCTGTTGATGTTAGTGGTATATCTTATTGGATGGGTAATGATTCATTTTTCATGTTTGATGGTGCAGTTAAAAAAATACCATGTAGTGTACAAGATTATGTATTTGATGATATAAATAACAATGCACTAGGTGATGTTTTTTGTGCAGTTAATTCAGATTTTAATGAAGTTATTTGGTTTTACCCTTCTTCTAATTCTACACAAATAGATAGACATGTAACTTACAATTATGCAGAAAATTTATGGTACATAGGAACATTGTCTCGTAGTTCTTGGGCGGATCGTGGTGTATATCCTAATCCATATGCAGCAGAATTTGATGCTTCTGATACAACTACAACTATTTCTACTATTAATGGCGTTAAAGAAGGTAGAACTTTTATATATGCCCATGAAGAAGGAGTTAATGATGATGGTTCTGCTATGAATTGTCACATTGAATCAGGTGATATTGACATTGCAGACGGTGATAATTTTATGTCCATATCAAGATTTATTCCTGACTTTAAAAATCAAGTGGGTGAGGTAGATGTAACTGTTAAATCACGTGCATATCCAGCAACAACACAAACAACACACGGACCATTTGCAATTGCAACATCTACAACTAAAAAAGATACGCGTATAAGAGGCAGACAACTTGCACTTAGAGTATCAAGTGATGCTGTTGATGACAAATGGCGTTATGGAACACTTAGATTTGATGCTAAACCAGATGGTATGAGAGGAAAATAATGACTAAGATAACAGTTCCTTTATTACCTCAAGCAACACAACAATACGACCAATCTCAAATGGCACAAATGGTTCAAAGTTTGGATCAATTAATTTTTGCCTTAAATAATACTTACACACCAGAAACCTTACGCGATGATGATGAGGCTTTTGCTTTTTTTATGGGAGATTCTCCTAGCACAGCATTGGCTTCAATTGAAACTGATGTTTCTACAAACACTTCTAATATTTCTACAAATACAACAAACATTGCAACGAATGCAACTAATATAACAACCAATGCGAGCAACATTACAACAGCAAATGGTAATATAACTACCAATGCAAATGCTATAACCAGTGCAAATTCAAACATCACCACTTTACAGACACAAGTAAGTGCTTTACAAAAACAAGTTAGATACTTGTTGGCAACTAAATAATGGCTAACGTATATACAAATTATAAAGTAGATCTTTCAACAAACAGCGAAACAACTGTTTATACAGTTCCTAGTGAAACCACTGCAATTGTACGTTCTATTCGTTTGTCAAATGATGATCCATCAAATGCTTGTACATTAACTATAACTTTAACAGACACTAATTCAGCTGCATTTTCTTTAGAAAAAGATAAAAGTATAGCTGCTAAAACATCTGACGAAGTATTGAAAGCTGCTTTAATTATGAAAGAATCTGAAGTTATTAAAGCTACAGCTCAAAATGCTAATGATTTACACATTATTTTAAGTGTGTTAGAGATAAGTTAATTATTGCAATAAGGAGAAAAAATGGCTATAAAAGACGATATTACCGTGCTGGCAGGAAAACCAACATTACCTGCTGTCGATATAGATACTAAATCTACTATCAAACACGCAACAACAGGGAAGGTTTATGCTGACGAAACAGAAGCAGAAAACGATATCAATGACCCTGAAACTAGCACAACAAAAGAAGATATAGTAAAAGATGTGGCAATTACAGTTAACAAACTGCCAGACATATTCGGAGGTAGCTCATAATGGCACTATCAACTAGACGAAGAGACAGATCATACCCATCACCTATTACAAATTTTGATGATAGTAATAGAGAGAGTTACATAGCAAGATCAGGTGGTATAGGAGCCTTTGAACCTAAACCAGCAGCACGAATAGTAGATTACAATTTAGGTAAGGGTGGCAGAGATCCATCCATGATAGGTGGTTTTGGATTGGGAAAAATGGACCCTGTTATTGAAGTACCTACAGACAATGAATTAGATAAAAGGTTAGATGATTTATTTCGACAATTTTATCAAAGTCCAACACAAGAATCTTTAGAACCAGCTACATCATATTTAGATCCTACGGCAGATGATTACTTTTTAAGAGAACTTTATAATAAATATTTTAATCCAGTAGATCCAGAAAACGAAGGTTTACCAATGGACGAGTTTCAAGAATACGATCCAGATAATCCTAATATGTTTATGGTGCCTGAAGGCCAAGATCTTAATGACATGGATATAAAAGACATTATAGAACAAATGCAACAACCTAAATTACCGGCTAGTAGTGATGATAGTTACTCAATGCCAAATATACTGCAAATGCTTGATGACGCAAGAGATGCAGATGACGATTCATATGATACTTTATTG